CGTTTATTCCACGGAGTAGGTCCTTGATATCGAGAACCAAAGACGCAGCTTATGCATATCCGGCAATAAGAATGGATACAACGATGGCAAAGTTTATCTGCTGCATCATGTTTCGCCGAGATTTCTTCACGAGTCATTTGATTAGCACCTGGTTCCTCGGTTTTGACGAAAGGCCAACGTGGATAAAACGTATCGGAGAATTAAAGTCTCCAGCGGTCTTGTGATAGCTTATAAGTTGATCAATAACTCCAATTTTTTTGACAAGCACGGAATAAAGCGCCCTGTTGGTCAATTCCTTCCCATTCCAGGCGCATATATCAGCTGCAAGGCCACGAAGGTGAGCCGAAGTAGCTACACCGCCTACAGCCTTGTTTACGGACTCTGAACGAAATGCGCAATTCACCCTAATGGCGACTCCGCCAAGTGCAGAACGAACCTTCTCAAGGAACAAACCCAGGTCACGGAGATTTTCAACAGCGTCCCAATCCGGGACATTAGCCAAGCCAGTAGACGTAGCGGTCAACTCTTTGAAAGAAAAATGTTCAGGGAAATTCATTTTTCGCCTCCAGGAATCCACACTATTTTGCTGAACAGGTGCATCTGATCATTGTCGTTTCTCTTGCCCCAATGCAGAAGGTACACAAGAGGTATGCGAACCGCGCGGTCAACAATCCCGGCCTCATAACGTTTGAATCCAGCCTCCCTCATTGCACCGCGGATATAGTCATTGGCCTCGCTGAAGGTAATCTTGCGCTTCAGCCCTTCAACATAGCCACCGTGTGCAAAAAAAAGGTCGTGCCCAAGGCCACAACAGTCCTTCTTGTCGTTGCCGTAAAATCTCTTAATCGGCCAGCCAAGCTTGTTTGACGCTCCGTTGTAACGGCATCCGGAATACACAAAGAACCATAAACATCCATCTTCGCCGTCAATGGCACACCGAGCACAGAAAGAAAAATTATCGAAGGCAGTTCTTACTTCTTTCTTGTCTGGATCCGAAAATCGGAACTTTTCGATAATCTCAGTTGATTTAACCTTCATCATCTTCGTCATCTCCTTTTAGTGCTGTCGCCACGATTGCCACGGCACCGGCTATCGCTAGCATTATGATGTAGTCTCCATTCATTTCGTCACCACCAGCTTACCGTCAATCAGCAGTTTGATTTGAGTTGTTTGTTCAATCAATGCTTTTTCAATCCGATCCAGCCTATCGCTAAGTTTTTCGGTATTGGCATCAAGCCGAGCTTCCAGCCTTGCAATGTCGACAGCCTGCGACTGGATAGCCTTAGCGTTTATCTGGGCGGTATAAAAGCCGTATCCACCGAGCAGAAGAGCTACGATGGACACGGCAGGGAAGAGGCCGTATTTGGATGCTGCTGTTCCTATTAATTCAAGTAGCTTTGTCATAAGTCACCATTGCAGTAATATTTGTTTACAAGCTATGTACCCTTGGCGGACATATATACGGCCATTATCTCAATCGCAAGCGAGGAGTTTGTCTTAGTATAACTCACGGCAAAACCGTTGCCCACGGGCGTGTTGTAACCGCTGCTCACGTAGTTATGCCCGCCCTTGATTAAATAGTAGACGTGTGACGTGTCCCCCTCAACAGTGAAGCTGTTCAAATTCGTACCCGTACCCTGCGTCTGACCATAGGTCATAATCTCCATCCCGTCAGTGCCCTCGTAATACTCCGAGTAGTATCTGAACGAATAGCTCGAGGCAGCACTGGATACCCGCACCAGCATCGCATTGCTATAGGCGACACCGTTCGGGAATGCCGTGTTGCTGCTGGATATGTTGCTTATGTGTGCCGTATTGCCGGATGCGAGTCTGCCTCCCATCGTGTTATCGGAGTATGTGCTTGAGGGATACGTCATGCCTATGAATACGAGCGGGCTACCTTGTATACCAGTCATTGAATATGGCATCGTCCAACTCTGCTTCGTCCCGCCCTTGTACACGGTTGCGGTGGTGTCCTTTGCTGAGGAGGACTTTGACACGGCAAAAATGTTGTCCATCTCACTCCCCGATACAGACACACCCATGCGACCTGCGGAATCTGCATTTCGTGTGGATATGGTGACTGTCGGTGGCGTGGGGTCACTTGTCTCCCAGGCGAACATGTTCCTTCCGACCAACGGGTAGAAATAGTAATGGTCCTTGTCGGCTACCTTATAGCACCTAGGGTAACCCAGGCTCGTAAGGTACATGAATGCACCATTGGTGAATACGTTGTTAGCCATCAATGCCTCCTACTGAATGAAGTAGATTGTGTTGGCAGCAGTGCCCAGGGTGCTACCGACAACGATGTGCTTGCCGTCTACAGTGTCTGCATCCTTGGCGTAGCTGACAGCCACACCCCTATAGGTACCCCCGGTCGTCTGGATGTTACTCGTAATGTCAACATAGGTACCCGTCAAGCTGGCCGTAAGGACGGCATTGGCCGTGGAGCCAGCAACAGCAAACTGGTTGGCCGTGGATGCGATGGTCGCAACGGATGCCGTATCAGCCGTGGATGCGTTACCCAAAAACTGGTTGTTGCCCGCACGGGACTTGATCACCCATCCATACCCCCAGGCGTATATCCCGTTATAAGTATTATCACCACTTGCCTCGCCCAAGAACCCGTAGCTGCCCAGGGCACCTGTGATATACATACGGGCTTTGCCATCGCTACTGGCAGTCGCCTCAACGGTGCCACCCACTGTCAACGCTCCAGTCATCGTGTCGCCAGACTTTGCAACAAAGTTGGCTGTGCTCGGAATGTCGCTAGTCAATGCGAGTGTACCGCTCTTATTAGGTAAGGTGAACTCACGTTCAGCTGTATATCTATCTTGAGGGCCTAAGTATGCATGATAGCTAGTACCCCTGGACTGCATACGCACTCTAGCTCTTCGGACATCGGTAGACTTGATTGCAAGAATATTTCCGTTGCTGTCGTCACCGACTGTATTGAAAAAATCGTAGGCATATCTGAGGTCCCCATCGCTATCTCTTGACACGATGGCACCTGTACCGATACTCTGCGATACCTTGCTTGCGGTTCCGTTCAACGTAACTTGATTGCTACTGTCAATAAGTAAGGCAAAACCACCTATCTTGTTGTCCCATATACCTCTTTTATAATCAGTAGTATAAGTCAATGAGCAACGTTCCTGTGTGGTAGTCCCTGGCTTGTATGCCTGAATATCTGTATTGCCACTTGACGCATTGAAGATAGGGTTAGATGTAAAAGTCTTTCTACCAGCGATTGTTTCATTACCAGTATTATGTACTACAGACGAATCATTAGCCTTAGCATTCCATGTATCTGCAGAAGCGATACGTGCATCGGCGAAAGTACCGGATGTAATCTTGTCTGCTGCAAGAGACGGAATATCAGATGCGGCCAAGTTAGCACCGGCTGTTACTAATCCTTTACTATCATAAGTAATCTTACATTTGGTTGCACCGGTTATGGCTGTATTTGCGTTAACTTTCTCATCAAGAGCAGCATTCACCACCTTGTTCTGCACAGGGTTGGTGCTAGTGTCGGACATGGCTGTGTCCACGATACCTTCCCAAGTACCTTTATCACCCTTTGGACCCTGAGGACCAGTCTCACCTTGGATACCTTGAGGGCCGGTTGCACCAGTATCTCCTTTATCGCCTTTAGGGCCTTGAGGACCAGTTGCACCCTTGTCGCCTTGGATTCCCTGGACGCCCTGGGGTCCCTTGATGTTGACAGTGGCAGGTGCGGTACTCGTGCTGCTCTGTGTCCAGCTGATGTCACCATTGGCTGCCACGGTGGGTAGCCATGTCTTGCCATCGTCACCCTTGCTGCCCTTGGTGCCGTTCTTGACATTGAAGGTAGCAGTGGTCCCATCCGCCCTGGTGAAGGTGAAGGTATTGGTGCCACCGTCTGCCGTAGATGTTGCGGTCTGGCTGCCACCCGTCAGGTAGTCGGTCGGCATGTCAGTGATGTCGGACTTGGTATGGCTGTGGCTGGACGGGGTGTAGGTCGTGGGCTTGTCAGTCACATCCGACCATGCCACGTCATCCTTGGTCGCAAGAGAACCGAGGTGTGTCGCAATCCAATTCCACAGAGTCTGTAGGCTGTACCATCGGAATACTCCGTTTGCCGCAGATTTATTCTGGTTGAGGATTGCAAAACGTCTAGTGTCGCTTAAAATGTTATCAAGATTTTGAACGTGGTTCAGTAGGTTGTATTCAGCTTCTACGCTCGTGCTTGCTCCAGTGCCGCCATGCGAAATAGGGAGGGTGCCCTTTACGGGGATTTCAAGTTGGTTTGCAGAGCCGTCAAATGTGGAGGCTGCGGTGCGTGCAAGGTTCACTCCGAGCGAACGGGGTTTGAACAGGCGTTGTGCCGCTACAAGGCTCTCCCAAGACTGTTCCTTTTTCCACAGCGACTCATAAGCTGGATATGTCACCCATGGAGTATAATCGCCAAAGAAAATCTTATGAGAGAATGTATCCCTGCTGGCGTAAGACGAGAAGAATCCGACAAGGGAAGCACCTTGATCCGAATACAAGGTGTTATCATAGTAGATACCTAGATAATACTTCTTTACCCCATCCTCCATTCTGCTACAAACGCAAGGACCGTAGGTATTACTAGACGAGAACAGATAAGTTGTGCTTTGGTCATACGCAACCTTACATGCGATTTCCACGACAGTAGGTGCACCAAATCCTTGATTTTTGCCCGCAATGAAGAATCCCTTAAAGCCTACATGGTCATTGTCAAGATTGACTATCGAACCATCTCGAAATGAGGTAACATCCCACAGCCGAACAAAGGAACCAGTTACACCAGTCTTGTATGTGGCTGGAATCTCAAAAGAAGTGAACCCTTTAATCGTTCCAGTAATTTTTGTCGCATCCGTAATATGGTTTAATTTACCATTCAGCGCAGCGTTGACCACCTTGTTCTGGACTGGGTTTTCGCTTGTGCTAGACAGTGCGGAATCGACTGGAAGTGTTGCCCATGCCGCCTTGCCGTCACTGCCAACCTGCAGTACCTTGCCTTTATCCGAGGTGGTAGCCGTAATGTCGGTAGTTGCATGCGAGTGAGACTTGTCCGCCTTGTCGCTCCACCCGTTCACGCTCATGGTGCCGTCCGTGCCGACACTGACCTTGCCCGTGGCCGTGCTAGACTTGACCACGCCAGTCATGTTCGCAGTTGCGATATCATCGAACTCCACGAAGTTGCTCAGATCAAGCTCTGCAGCCATACGGTCCCAGTAGGACTTGTGCTGCACAGGGTCATCCACCCAGGCGACATTATCACCCACAGATACGGACATGGGCTTGCCGTCTTCGCCATTGGTAATCTCGCCCGCCTCGTTGATGTTGTACACATCTCCATTGGACGGGCTGGTTAGGCCGTTAACATACGATGCGGCCACACTGCCACGATACTTGTAGGTGCCCGTCACGGCACTGTCCACATAGTCCTTGATACCGTTGGAGGTGACAGGGTTGCTACTGTGCTCGGTCGGGGTTGTATCAAAAGTCAAACAATCCTGTTTCCCTGACAGCATGACATCAACGTTATTCGACAAATTTCTAATAGCGCTATTAAGTTCGTCATCCGTAGCATAACCCGATAGATCCAGATGCAGGAACTGCGTCCACTGAGAACCATCATATCGCACAAGATCGCCGGCCTGCACATTAAGCACGGAACCATCTGGATTTCGGATGGAACCAGAATCCTTTACAGTCCAAATATCACCATCTGACATATCCTCAAGGAGGCTGATTTCACGGCAAGTAGCAGAGCCGAGTACACGAATCGAAGACCCACGCTTGATAGCCTTTGCGATTGGATCCGCGAAATTTTCGATAGCCTTATTACGAGAAGATTCGTCTTTAAGAGACAAATTGTCATTGCTGGCCTTAATTAGACCATCTACCAATTCTTTTTCCCAATCCATTAAAGCACCCTACGCCAAGTTCCTTTGAAGCGAATAAAATGAAGTACATCACCAGCAAACACAGTCAATCCCCACGCATCGTTAGTCTGGTCTTCACCAGTCCCATTACGGACGAAGATTTGCTGGCCATCATTCCGTAAGCCGGAGCAGTAAGTATCAATAACACCTACAGACGGATAAAAAAGATCCGTGTACGTTCTTGCTTCGATCAATCTGGATAAAAGAACATCCGCGCGAAGCTCGCCACAGGCGATCATTTGGCCCGTTGCATCAATACCACCATAATAACCCTCAGCATAATCCTTGAAAATCATTAGTCCTCTAACGGTAATCCCATTCAAAGAACTTTCCATCATACATGATGTACCAGACTTCAGCCTGAAATCGTCACAAGTCAATTTACCGCCAACAAAAACGGGTCCTTGGACTTGACAAGGACCAGACGCATACACAGAACTCAGTTTAAGTACGCCTTCGGTTCCGTCAGGATTAACGATAGATATGGTTCCATCAGAATTAACAATGATTTTATGAGTCCCAAAATCAACACAAGCTGTCTTTACACTACCATATCCAACCTTAGTCGAGCCATCTCTACCTTTTATTTCAACGCCGTCAGAAGACACATTGACGGTCAAACCCCCACGAGGACTTTTGAAATCAAGACCCTCAGAACTTAAAACAGATTCAAACCCGTCATCGGACCGCAACCAAACAGCCCCCTGATTTTGATTCTGAAATACAGAAGCAATAATAATCTTAAGAAACGATTTATACACCTGGTCATCATCATCATTGGACAGAGCAATGCCTGCAGACTCGACAACTTTGACGAGTTCACGCTGGATGGTGTTGAACCAGGAGGCGTTCAGGCGGGTAGCTGGCTGGCCCGATTCCGGGACACCATCAGTAAATTCAGAATTAACAGCAGTATCTGTATCAATTTTATGCATAAGTTACCCCTTTTCTCCATAGGCATACAAACATCTTGTATGAGACGGAATCGACGCATTGATTAACTTTTCAAAAGCAGCCTTTTCCCACCAGTGAAGTGGCTTATTACACTCCGTTTGACAGTCGAAAAATTTCACATCACTCAACGGGATATTCTGCTTAATCATCCAATAAAAGTTAAGGCGTTCCGGAGCATCTTGAACGCCATCAAAACGTTCTGGATTTTTCCAATACTCATAGATTTCAACATCTATACCGAATAGCGCAGCGACAGACTTAAAATACAGAATAGTACAACCACCCTTTTTACAGGCTTTTCTATAAACTTCAAGTAGCCTCTTCTTCGATTGTTCGCTGTCGCTCCCTTCGTATTCAACGCCTTCTTCCGGCAAGCGAAACTCCGATTCAAAATCAGTCACCGAATCTGTATGAGTAGGCGAAACATTTGTCCTATAAGCAGCGATCAAGCGATAAAGTTCTACAACGGCCCCTGCAATTCCAAGCATCAGACGACTAAATAAACCATCCGAACCTTTATACCAGGCAAAGCCACGAGGCAAAAGTCCCAACAAAGACTGGCAGACATTCTGTTCAAAATCACTTTCCGGATGGTCAGCTACATTATCCAGAGCCAATCTTTTCGTATCATCCGTCACATCGACTTTTCCAACAAACTTGCGATTTGCACCGGAGTCGCCCACATAAAGTTTCAAAATTCCCACTGTTTTGGGGGCCATCACCTGAATAAAACCATCGTCATAGTCATAGACAACAGCTTCGGAATCTCCGAACCACGCCTTCGTACTGCCCGAGAAACCAGCTCCGTACACATACACAGAACCGCCCTGCACAACAACTTTACCAGCGTAATTACGAATCAGCATAAGAACTCCAAGTCACTTCGCCATCTACAACAGGCTGTTCATAACCGGACTCTTCAGATTTCGCAAGAGAAAAACCTTGCGTCGAACCGTTAACTTTATACACGGCCACTTTTTCCGCACTGGAGGAAGATTTTAGCTCCGCCGTCAAGGACGAATTTGCGACAAATTCTCCAGGTTTATAATTTCTTAACGCAATTCGCAGAGAATCCATGACAGACTTCTGTACATCGGAATTATTCGGCTTGATCTTGATTTCAAAATTCAAACTTTTTTCCGTACAGGAAACGACTCGAACATCGGCGGTAACAGGCCTTCGAACATCATCGGTAACATAATCACGAACTTCTGAAACAACAGCCTCATTGACCGCAATATGATCATCATCACCGTAATGAACCAAAACGCACGTTACAGCACCAACATGAGGGCAATTCCGCAGAGGAATACAACGGGACACCCCTCCAAATCTTTCAGCCCAGCTTTTATAATCGTTATCAGAACCACCGCAAGGCTGGTTTCTCTTGAAATTCAAAATCCGTTCTCGATACTGCTCAACAGTTTCGCCCCAATACTCAACATTTCCGTTAACAAGGACTTCAATCCGAATACCTCCGACAAGTCCCTGGGAGTCGACAAAGGCAATTTTTTTAACGCCTTCAGGCTCAACATCCCTAAAATTCAATTCGGTTCCGGCTGAAAGATTTCCTTTTTCGCCAGGCTCAATGGCAATAATACCAACAGGCGTTCCGTTTATTCCACCGGAAAGAACAACATCGGCAACAACTTCAAATTCTTCGCCAGACGGAGTCGAGAAAATAGTTCCTTGCAAAACTCGTGCATATACATTTTCCGACCCAACAATTATGCGGCCGCGAGCGTAACCTTCAGGCTTATTGGGCAAATCAAAATCCACACCATTACTCAAGAGCGTTTCCACATCACAACTCGTCACAAAAGAATTTCGCCACATTTTCTGCAACATAAGCACAACGAGGTATGCCACCGCCGCAAATACACGGGCAATTACCTTCGTTACGCTTTTACGAAGAACAGAACTTTCGCCACCAAAAGCAGACGACATCTTATTTTCGGAAATACGAACAAATTCGTTAAGAGTCGGAACTGAAAAAGCCATCACAAAACCTCATTCCACAACATATTGAACCTGTAGTCTTCAACCTTTTCACCCTTAAGCACGGAAACATCTATATCGAGAGATTCGGCATCACAACGAACATCAACATTGACATCAGAAGCCACACCGTCATCAATCAGCCACTGTAGCGAATTTTTGACATACTGACGGGCAAGCAAGACCGTATTCGAGTCACCACGATTTTGAAAAAGAGTATGAACTAGAGAACCCCATTTATCACCCTCAAAAGTCGGTTCACCCCACCATCCATCATCCTGAAGCTTTCCGGAGAAACCTGAGACTTTGCGGGCCATGGAACCGATAGACAGAAGCACGGCATTCTTGAGAGACTCGCCCATCAGCAAGTCACCATTTTCAAAGCACAGGTCAAAAAAGCCGTCTTTTCTTCGTTCCAGCAGCAAGTCGCTCATAGGAACGAATATAGACAGCAACCATTATGAATTAAATATTTTCGTCACATTAAAATTAAGGGCCTTTCGATGGCGACGTCGGGCCAACAGCCGACGGATGAACATGAAGCAGAAGATGCACTGCGCCAGCATCAACCACAGTTCCTTCAACATCGGTGCAACCTGCAGCAACATCCTTGCAAGCCAAGACGCCTCCGGTCACATTCAAATTCCCTTCAACACGCACTTTGCCGGAACCGTCTTTCGACCGAAGTAATATAGACCCATCCTTTTTCAAGATAATTTCCGAACCGAACGGAGAATGCACGGCAACTTCACCTTCTTCAAGGTCAACATCCATATCAGAATCTTCACCACGGCAAGCAACAACAGCACCGTTATCTCGAGAACCACCAACGAACAACGCAATGGCTTTAACATTGCCCTTGGGCTTACTCGTAAAACCGTACTGCTGATAAAAGTCAACATCTTCCCTGGATTCACCCGCAAGAAGGTCAATGTCAACGGAGGACCCTTTACAGGCACTTATGACAGCACGGGCTATCATAAGCCTAATCCTTGACTTGATTGGATTAAGAAGTCGATCCATCATTTCTTGGCCTCATACAATGCAGTCTTTTTACGAATGTCAGCCCACGGGTCTGCTTTTCTCTTGACTTTCTTTTTCGGAGGTTGCGAGTAATAATCCTTGCGGACTAATTCCAAATCAACTACGGAACCCGACGAATCGTAGGAGAGTTCAACAGAATTCACCAGAAGAGTCTGCACATTCTTTCCAAAGAAGGCGGGAATCAATACGTCCACAAGGACACCTGGGCGCCACAATTTACCGTTAGAGCGTTTCCACCCAACCATACTGACATTCAGCGTGGTCGAACGGGCAGAACGACTAAGTGCCTCAAACGAAGCTTTCTGATTTGCGGAATCAACAGTGCCGTAACTTTCGTCAACCACTACCAGACAACGATTGCGAGTAATCTCGCCATCAAAGCCTTCACCACGTCTCTTTGTTTTAGGGTCGCTTGAACAAAGAACAACATAATCGGAATAACGTTCCGAATTGTCAAATGTCACATTCGCAGAAACAACATTCACTCCCTGACGAATAAAATCTTCGGCATAGTCAAAATCATCGTTTACAAGTTTGACAATTCCGTCGCCGGCAGAAGTACAAACGACACATTTCTGCCTGCACACGTCGGAAATAATATCAGCTCCAGTACATCCAGGATCCGGACAAAACTTGGCGATGGTCCCATCCGTCTTAACGCCATTAGATTGAAACAATAGACCAAAGCAATCACACACGGATTTGATGATTTGCTCTGCAGTCTTGTTTTTCCAAGACAGCCCAAATTCCTTCAGAGAACAGTCAACAAGGTCACAAGTCTTTTCACGGCCGCTGATAGAAATGTCATGACTTCCAGAAGAAAACGACGATTCCATCTTGTCTACGAAACCTTCAATAAGCAGCTCCCTGTCAACTTCAATACGGACCTCATCGCCAGGAAACAACACTGGAGAATCAAAGTTATCCGCAACAAACTGACTCAGGTTGAATCCGTTGCACAGCGTCGAAAGCGACAAGCCGACACTTACGGATTTCCACCCTTGAATAGCCACACCATTTCTGATAATTTTAATCATTGCAAAGAACCAAACATCCGTCAGAAGGTTTAATCATCAAAGGGTCTCGATAACCATTTCGTTCAAAGACTGATTCAACAAGATCCAGGCTCCCGTAGACCCCATAAACAATGGACAGAAGATTGTTCGATGCAGGAATATCAACACCAACTTCATAGGGAATATTGCTCAATCCATCACGAAGATACTTGAGAGCAGAAGCTTCAAGTTCCTGGGCGACCACATAAAGTTCAGGATCATCCGTTTCGGATAGCATCTTTTCAAACGCATCATACACATCATCCTGAATTCGTTCAGCCTCATCAACACTAGAGAATTCGCATTCAACAAGATTTTCAGCCACAGAAGAAGCTGCAGTCATACGAACAAGAGAGACCATCGCCATTTTATTCGCAGCAATTTGCGGATGAAATTCGTCCACGAACGGAAGCGAAAAAGACATAAGATCAAGAGCGTTCTTTAGAGATTCTTTTTTATCGACGTCAACACCTAGAATTTCAGCCGACATCGTCACCAAATTCTGAAAGCGAGCTACAAAATCACCAGGAGCAAGAATTACAGCCTGGATGTTAGACTTTATACGGCCAACCATACGAACATATTCAGCGGCGCGCTGAACAACCTTACGGCAAGAATACGCGGCATCAACAGCCTTTCTCGAAATTTCAACAGCATTGTCGAGAATCGATTTTTTCTTTCCAGACGTCTTAAAAGAGTCCTGAAATTTCGTTGCAGAAACCTTGCGAAGTTCCCCGGCCTTTTGTCTTGTCTTTCCGGAAAGACTAACCTCGACATTTCTTATCTCGAAATCATTTTCCGGAACAAATGTGACGGATCCAGAAATGTATTCCTGGAGATTGCTGTAAGATAGGTTTACGCCACCTTCGCAACGTGCATTGAACACCCCGAAATACGGATGGACTAATTCGCCTGGACCAGCTTCATTACAAGCCTTCAGGAAATCATTCTTTTTACTTTCGGCATCTTCGCCAAGAAAGTAAATATTGAAAGAATACTTGGCGACCCCTTTACCAGTATCCTCGTTCACATGATTGTCCGAAAACGGAATACTGTTAGTCTGGATATTGCGGCCACCGCCGGAATAATCCGAAGTATCAAAGAAAAACGGCACGCCCTTGTAGGACGCAGCAACACATTCAACGGTTACACCGTTTACAGGAATCATTACCTTTTGCAGGGAGTCAATATAAGCCAAAACAAGCCGCCATGTTTAACGATTTCTTCGTCAAACATACGATTTGATGTAGCCAAATGCTAGTAAAACGTCACATTTAAAAATGGGATAATGTCTCGAGCAAACCAATCGCCATCCATTGAGGCAGGAAAGCACAAAGACCACTTAAACGACATATAAAAGAAAACAGCCGACGCCATCGCAAAAACAAACAAGAGCACAGTATTTCTTGAAAAGAAATGCACGATTGATGCAAAAACTGCAGACACAATGCTAACAACCATCGGCAACACCAACGGAAGAATCATCATCAAGGCAATTTCAATCAACGTTTTCATATATACCCTATGACAATATATACAAAAACACAAAAGATTGCAATATTTTTAAAAAGAGGGCATGATCATATTTCCATAAAGAGCGTCTTTATAACCTTGACGTCTTACTTCAATTGAATCTTGCGGAAACCCCTTAAACAAAACTTCCATTGTTTGCTTGGTATTATTATTGACCGTTTTAGTGGTGCTAGTTTGAAACAAACTTGATTTACCAACACTTTTTTCAGGATTCGCCGCTTCAAACACCATAGAGCCCAAATCATCTTTGCCTATATCCGAAAAATCCGGACCGCCCAAAAATGCGTCAAAAATCTTATTTCCAACCGTACCTATTCCCTTAATAATGTCTCCGACTAGCCCAAGAGAATCCAGCCATTCATTGGTACATTCAACAACAATTTCGAGAGAGTGTATCAAACCATCAAAACTTGTAAAGCTCATTTCAGACCATCTTTCAGATATTTTATCCAACAAAGGTTCAAGAGCTTCGAAGGCAAACAAAACCCATCCTAACGGACCAAGAGCGGTTTTAAACGCCATACCAAACATTTTTACAGCAGGAGTCAAAAACTTGAACGATTTTGTAATCTTAGGAATAAAAGACAAAACTTTTCCTAAAAAATTCAAAACACGAACGCCAACAGGCTTCAGCTTACCAATCAAACGAAATACAAAATTAACAGCAGAAAAAATCAACTTTACCGGCATCCACAAAATTTTGCATATACTCGTAATTATGCCTAACAAAGGCATAACAATTCCGCCAAAAGCAACAGTAATAGTTGGTGCCGCAACTCCAAATCTATCAATCAGTCCACCAATAAAATCTAAAAATCCACCCAAAAAGTCAATTATTTTTGGCATATTTTTCACAAGTGAATCTACGAATCTAGGCACCGACTCCTTAAGCTTATCAAAAGCTTCCAAATACTTTCCACTATTCTTCTGAAATTCTTCAGTCAACGATTCGACCAGTTTAAGAAGCTCAGGAAGAAATTTCATCCCGACACTATTAACAAGAAGATCAAACGTAGCTTTCAATCTTGCCAACGATTGGGCATATTTTTTCGCTTGATCAGCTTGCTCTTTATCCATTAAACCAAATCTTTCACTTTCTTTCATCCATTTTTGAATTGCATCACCACCCTCATTAAGAAGAGCAATCATTTCCACACCAGATTTTCCAAAAATTGATGTAGCTATTTGAATTTTCTGAGACGATGTATACCCAGCATTCTTAAACTTATCAGCCAAATCAACAATCGCCTTTTGAGGAGACATCAAATCTGCTTTTATTTTTTTCGCACTAAGTCCAACTTTAGCAAACGCAACAGAACCTGCAACTGCATTTAATTTCATTTTTTTCAAACTATTGCCAACAGAATCCATTGACACACCAGCAATTTTAGACGCGTACTCTAGTTGTTGATAAACTTTTACGTCTATTCCAAATAAATCAGAATTTCCTTCAATTTCATTTAGTTTCAAAACAGCCTTGTTAAGTTTTGCAACTGCAAAGCCTGCGGCACCAAACACAATGCCAATACTCGTACCAAAATTCGTGAACGATTGCAAAGCATTTTTTGAATTTCTACCAAATTCTCTTACGCCATCTTTCAATGCATTAAAACCACTGACTCGGGCAAGCCTTTTCAGTGAATGTTCAAGTTTATGAACAGGTCTTAAGGCCTGTTCAACGCGCTTGTTAAAAAGCACAAAAGGAGCCGCCGTTTTATCGACAACAGAAATAACAGTCTCAAGAACTTTAGTAGCCATCACTTAATTCCTTTACTTTCAGCTTTGATATAGGCGTCAGCACACTTCGACCAAAAAGAAAGTTCGGCAGCATTCATCCGATAGATTTCAGATGGTTGCATACCGAACTTGAGAGCAAGAACCGCTACATCTCCGGCCCATCCGTTTCGCCAATCCCGAAAAAAGGCGTAATAGCCTCGGCAATGGCAAGAGCATCCGCAATAGGAATGCATGCCACCTTCGGAAGCGGCCAGCCGGTAGCAGCCACAAGCATGGCTCCGGTACGGTCACCATTACCGTTGGCGTTGGCAATACGGATCAAATCGCCTGCATTGTATTCTTCCTTGAGTTCCACGGAATCGACATTTTCGTTGCCGTAGCGGAAAGTTTTCTTAAAGTTGTATTTCATTTTTTCCTCGATTGTGGTTGGTTAAAAAAAATGGATGAGGAACGTGCCGCAGCTAGATCAATCCTCAAGACTTCGCCACGACACGCTACCCCAACCAAGGAGAATTCTAGGACTTGATTTCGGTTGCGACGTCGCCAGAGAATTCAAAGCTGACTTCGCCTTCGGCACCACTCACACTCAGGTCGCCGGTAAACACGCAGTTAGGGAAGCTAACCACCTTGCCATTCGGGCAATGGAGTGTGATCGTTGCACCCTTGGTAGAACGGAGCGCAGCAAGATCCAATTCGGAAGTATTCGTGGTAGTACCAGAAATCTTACTACCGACAATTTCCAAAGAGGTTCCGTGCATCTTTCCGTCCTTGCCGCGGACTACAGTGCGCTTTTCGCCTCCGACATCAAATTCAGGGTCGCCCTTAAGCGGGAATTCAACGCCATCGACATACATAGTGTAAAGACCACCGACATCATCAAACTGTTCAGCCATCTTTCACCTCCTTACTTGAACTGAATCTTGCTCTTGCAAATCAAGAGCTGGTCAATAAGGTCTGCAGGAATGAGGAAATTCAGCGCAGTATCGTCATCAGGATCACGTTCCACGACAACGTTTGCAGCGAATTCTTCGTAATTCTGAACAAGACCCTTGCTCATCCAATACTTGTATCGGGTAAGAATTTCAGCCTTGCCCAAAGAAGGAGTCATAACGACCTGACCAGGACCATATTCGTTACCATCGTCAGCAAGTTTTGCATGGGGGTACTTCCCGCCAAGGTAGGCATTCCAATCCCAGCGCAAGAAGCTCAAGGTATGAACCTTTTCGAGCTGCTGATAGCTGGTATCAGCAACACCCGCTGCATTCTGCTTATAGGTGGTAACGCAGCGCTTGAGGTACACGGTACCGTCGTCACCCGCGGCAAGAAGAGCAACGCCATGTTTGAGCAAGGAATTAGCCTCGGGCATAATCAAGCGGTCATCTTTCTTCGGGGCAACAACTCCGTAGACCGGCCAGTTGCTGAGAGGAACGGCAGGATCATTGAGGGCGCACTGGGCAATGCAACCAGCAGAAGCAGCCGCAACAACGCAGGGCTGAGACGGAGTCTTCACAAGGCCCGGAATGCAAATCACCTGGGAATTGCGAGCGGCACCTGCAGTAGTATAAGCAGAGAGTGTTCCTGCCACGGAATAGTAGAGAACGCCATCGCGTTGGACGGTTGCACCCCAAAGTTCATCCAGAAGTTCCTTGATGTAAGCAACGCCGCCAGTTGCAGTATTGTCACCACAGCCAACTACAACAGCCTTGAACCATTCGCCAGCAATTTTTGCACCAACGGTAGTTTCATTGTATGCAGTATCCTTCGCACCACCAGAAAGGGTTCCGGTTTCAGGAAGAGTGATAGTCAGGCCAGCGGGAGTCTTTTCACCTGCGTTAAAGTTCGCTACAACGCTAATGTCATTACCTGCGGCACCCTTATTCTTTGCAGTAATGGTCACAACGCCATCAGATGCAGAAGCCGTTACAGGAAGATTCTTGACTTCATTGATTGCAGTTGCGATGTTGGAAGCCACACCAGGAGTCCCATCAGCATCCTTGGCCTCATCACCGGAGACAACAGTCACGGTCACCGCCTGACCACCAATCAAAAGGTAAATCGGAGCGGATTCGGTAGCAGTACCGGTCACTGTAATGGAACCAGTTGCAGCAACACCATCAGAAGCGTCCTGCAGAGCAAGGCAGTAGAGTTCCATGTTCTTTGCATTCTTACGGAACGCACGAGCCATGAGCGCAATCTGGGAACCTTCGCCAAACAGGGAATCGGCTTCGGCGTCGGTAAAGACCTGAGTCACACTAGCGGGTGCGTCAGCCTTTGTCGCCTGGCCAATCAAAATGTTTTTCCAAGGCATCGGGCCCGCCTTGGCAGCGCGGGAATTGTCAAATTCCGTTGCAAAAATCGGCACCAGATTATTTGCCGGAATTTCCTGGAACTGAATAGACATCAGTCACCCTCCGTATTCTTGTTGATTTTAACCTCAGACACCTTGGCAGTTTTAACTTCTACCAATTCGCCATCAGCAATTCTGCGAGCCACATAGGCGTCAACAGCAATGTTTTCGCCATCGGGCAGAACATTACGACCACGAGCAGGCAGATAAACTGCCAGCCCTACGGCCGGTTTCAAAAAAAGTTTGTTAGCCATTCATCGCCTCACTCTCGTAGTAAACTTTTGCTTGTTTCCGGAACCCTCGCCCATGGAGATTTCGTTATTAGCAGAAATAAATTCATCTGCAGGTCCACCAACAGATATCGTCACATTAAATTCCGTAGAGAACGTAATTCGCTGACAACCTCTGTTCATTTCGCCCAGGGCAGTCAAGTTATTTTCGACACCAGTCAGTACAAACCGCTTAGTAATGCCTCCGAAAAAGCCTTCCTTAGGCATTAGCGGTTGGAGTGCAGCGATAACGGAGTGAGTCATGTCATCGAGCATATCATTGACAGAATCACATTCATCCTGGCAAACAACATCAACAACAACGCCACCAGAGCACTTGTAAGTTTTCGGACTTGTGCGCTGATCATCAAAACTAAAGGAATCTGTATACACAACGGCAAAGGAACCTTCCTCAGGCCAGGCATCATCTTTGCGAGCCTCAAACACATTCTCACCAATGCCATCGATATTGGCATTGATAATCGTATCGATTACCGCATGGCGAAGCTGCTTAATTGCTGACAGAGTTCTTAGAGCCACTTGCACGATCCTTCATGTAGTAAACCACTACACCGTCTTTCGGGAATTCAACATCCTTAGCCACAACGCGTTTTGCTTCGTGGAATTCATTTTCACCCAAAACAAAAACATCGCCCTTGCAGGGCTTTCCACCTGGCAAAGAGGACGCAGAAACAAAAAGGCGAGGATTATGGGAAATGGCATCCATGCCACCACCCATATTCTCACCTTGCAAAGGAAGTTCATCATACAAGCCGTTCAAGGAATATTCCTTACCGCCTCTCACGAGGGTAACAATCTCCCCGAACTCGTCTTCATTAAAAAACGAGCCGGAAAGATCATCGATGAGGTCATCCTTGAAAGACATTGTTTACACAACCTTACGAGAAATGATTGCGGCACCGTTCATCGGGACAAACAACGGGCTGGATTCTTCTTCAAGAATCTTGGACTTGCCGTTCTTAATCCAGGTGTAAACGTAGGACTGGCAAACATTCAGGGTGCCGTCGGTACCATCTGCGATAGCGCCGTAATGCATTTTGAAGCCAGCACCATTACCAATCATGATAATGGAATCCTTGGGAATCAAGTTCAGGTCCTTCTTCTGCTTTTCGTCATAGAAGAATTCATCGTAGGTAATGATGTCCATGCCAAGGATGTGAGCGGCACGAGTAATGCCTTCCGGATCGGTGTCCTTCGGGTCAATTTCGCCGAACATCATGTGACGCTTGTCCATGTATTCCTTGACAGCATCATTCTGGATGAATGCGTCGAAGGCGTCGTTACCCATGATGGTCAAACCGACATTGCCACCACCATTCTTCGCGACCAGACGCTTCTGGTTCAGAAGATAGAGAATCGGATTGGAACCATTCGCATCAAACTTATCACCAGAAGCTGCGGGAGAAAGGTTTGCAGAAGGGATGTTCAGGTTGATGGTTCGCATCAGATTGTCGTCAACCTTAACATCAACCTTACCAGTAGTGATCGCTTCAACAATCTGCTGTTCTTCACGACGTTCGATAGACTGACGAAGTTCGAGAGCGTCATTCATCAAGCTCTGGAACTTAATCTTTTCAGAACTTTCCTGGCCACCATAGGTAACAATACCGTCTGCCTTAGCAGCAGTTTCGACATCGCGCTTGGAAAGATCGCGCCACGGATGCACGGTAGGAGCAGTCACCACAAGGCGTTCAAAACCATCACGGGCAAGAGCCTTGCCATTTTCGTCATCATCGGCAACATAGGAAGCAATGAGACGGGTCTTCTTATTCTGCTGAAGAATAAGAGTCTTAGTCTTGTGCAGTTCAACAGCGCACATACGGCGAAGGAACTGAGAAGGCTTAAAGTTTTCGCTGGTAAGCTTGGTCAGCTCGTAGCGAGAATCAAGATTGAGTTCACCAGACATTAGGTCCTCCTTTCATTAGTCCTTTACGCCGTCAACAGCCTTAAAGAAAAGGCAACGTGCGGCAAGTTCATCCTTAACGGTCTGCACATTGGCACCTTCGCCAATCACAATAGAACCGTCAGCAAAGCAACCTGTGCGGGCAACGAGAGCATAGCCGCCATCAGCACCAGTATTTACATCCGCCATAAGGCGAGCAACCGGTTTAGCATCACCGGCAACAAGCACAAGGCCCTTGTCGGCACCAGCGGAATTCACCGCAAGGATTGCACCGCGCTTAAGGTTCTGATTGGCCCCGATCTTTACAACTTCGCTGTGAATCGGGAAATCACCTGCGATATCGTTGTCGAAATTGATCTTAGTCGACATTGTTTACCCCTTTTTGTAGAATTTGTTTGCAGCTTCCTTGGCCCAATCGGAATGCTTAGAAGCAGAAGTTTCTTCCTTTTCGCCATCCGGAGTCACGCTGTTTGCGGCAGAGGCACTCTTTTCAAGAGCGGAAATAGCACGATCCTTTTCAGATGCGGCAGACGGAGCTGTTTCAGACTTAGCCTTGAATTCGTCACGTTCTTTCATAACTTCTGCATTGACAGAAAGAAGAACGGAAATCTGTTCCTTAGCTTTGGAGAGAGCGAACGCATTTGCGTCAGCGACGGTCTTAGATTCGTCTTCCATAAAGTTTTTCTTGTCTTCTGCAGAGATTTCAACACCCGCAAAAGCAGCTTCGAAGGAAGCTACACGGGCCTTGTAATCAGCAATGGCCTGAGCCTTGATAGCTTCCAGATCCACGCCTTCAGCACTTGCTGCGGGAGCAGACTTTTTGTTTTCAGTAGCCATTACGCCACCTCCAATAGATAGACTTCCCTGAGCCATTTGTTTACAGAGAGCGTCCAGGGAAATCACGCCGTCTGCAAGACCAGCCTTTACAGCATCAGCACCGATAAACACGGCACCTTTACCGTAATTGTTGAGTACATCCTGGTAAGTAGTTTCACGATTGCGGGCAACCGTTTCAATAAATACGCTGGCAAGATCGTTCAGTTCTTTCTTGATCAGAGCCAAGCCTTCGGGAGTATCGGGCGTTGCAGCTTTATCGGGAGACAGGTCAGAAACAACTACCTGCGTCTTGATCAAATCCTCGCTCCACTTCGAGAAGCTACACAGTACGCCAATAGAACCAAGAGTGCCATTGTCAGCACAAAAAACTTTTTCACAACTAGACCCAATCCAATAGGCGGCAGAACACATCATGCCACCGGTGCGAGCAACAATGCCATACGGCTTTTTACCGCGGGCTTCAAAAATTCGATTACCAAGGTCAGCACAGCCATTGACTTCACCACCCGGAGAATTGATGTCAAAGACAATTCCCTTGACGTTATCATCTGCAAGACATTCATCGAAAGCAGCCTGAATAGAATCGTAAGAATCGCAGCCCCACCAGAACGCATCTTCACCGCGATAAATCAGAGAACCGTCAATTTTAATGACGGCAATCCCGTCGTCACGATGTTCGACAGCGTTCACAATATCAAGTTCGCCACTTTCCTTGCGAAATCTAAAGCGTCCGTCTTCATCTTCGGTAAATCGCAGGCGGGAAGACGCCAGAATAGAAGCATCTTCGGAGCGCATAGCCCACTTTGTACCGATAAACTTCGCCAAAAAATTCATTTCAATCTTCCTAGTTCAAAGAACTTTCGTTCGTATCATCAGTCGATACAGAGAAACTTTCAGTCTTAGTTACGCTACCAGGTTCGCCAAGACCCTTTGCCTTGCGCATATTCAGTTCCTTTGCAAGCTGGTCTGTAATCACATCGTATTCGCCGCCATTGACCATGGCGCAAGCAGTATCACGGTCCATAAGCTGTTCGTCAATCTGCATCTTGATTGCCTGAGTTTCGCGAAGAGGATCAAGCAAGAATGCCGCATCAGAAATCCAACGGCATCCACACCAAAGTGCACGCTTCATCGGATCATCAAAGAAACCCGGAGCTTCAATTTCACCAACAAGCACAGCCTGGGCCAGCCACTTTTCGTATATGGGCTGACAGAAGTCGCTAATAAAATCCTCACGCATACGATTGAAAGTCTTACGGCTTTCAAGAACCGCTGCACGAACAGAGTTGTAGTTCGACGTATGGAAATTTTTCAGGATAACTTCATAGCTGGCACCAGTAGCGGCACCTGCTTCGCTGAAAATCGATTCCACAAACGGCTGATAGTTTACGTTCGGTCGAGCCGGGTTCAGCAAGTCTGCCTTAAACTTGTTCGGCAAAGACCAAATTCCACCTGGCTTCATGGAAAGTTCAAGTTCGTTCCTTCTTGCAGGAACTTCATTTCCATAGGAATCCACTTGCTGTTCCGCATCGCCACCGCCACCAATACCCGTCATTCCGCTAAGGTCATCAGCTTCTTCGTCATCATTGCTGGTAACAACGGCTGTTACACAGGCACTGACAACAGCGGCCATGAGTTCTGCATCCTGGTATCGTTCCAGCTGCTTCAGCTGCATGATCAATGGAGCTAACAGAGGAACACCACGGCGCTGATCTGTACGGTCCACAGAAAGAATGTGGATTACATTCGGCGTACCTAGAGCGTCAAATGCAGGAACCCTTACAGTATCCACGTTATCGGTATAACTATCAATACTCCAAGCTGGCTTAGATGTAAAATAATAGGCAGCAGGGGTTCCGTTCTTGTTTGTTTCAACGCCATGCAAAAGCGCATCGGAATCCATCACTCCAAACGGATTCTGGCAGCGTTCGCTTTCAAGAATCTTAATGCAAAGGCCAAAAGGACTATTCTTGTCGTAGCAAGCCAAACCAAAGCTATCACCGCCAATTTTCGCAGACTTGAAAGCAAGATGCTGAAGCTGGGCGAAGGTATTCTTCTTTTCGGCATCGCAATTCTTGGAATTTGCCCAAAGTTCAAAAAGGCTCTGGGTATTTTTTGCCCACTTTTCAGCTTCTTCCTGAGTCATTCCAAGACGGTCCGGCATTCTGACATTCGGACGGCACTTGCATCCAGTACCAACAACATTCGTCGTAAAACTTTCAATCATTGCCCGACTGAATGTGTTGTTCTGGAAAAGCTGACGGCTACGGAGCCTTAAAATATCAAGGTCAAGAGCAAGGTCTCTATCCGCAGAACTCGGAAGCGCAACAAAGTTACGCAAAGCCTCAGTGATAACTGAAGCGGCTTTCCAGGCAGTACCTCTAGGACCCATCATACGAGACATTCAAAAACCTTACATCGGGACAGCAGTAAAAATCTTGGATTTACCCTTGCGCTTGCCTTCTGCAGTGGCAAGGCGACCAAGCCACAAGTCAAGCTGTTTCTGGCAAGAATCAACGGAAGCCCTGCTCAGCGAGCGCCCGCCAATGGAATAGCTCTGGGCTTCCATAGCCTTGAGCAAAGCCTTTTCGGCAGCATCCACCATTTTCTTGCAAAGTTCAACGGAGTAAATCTTTTCCACGCCAACAAAATAGACGAATGGCTATGTTTTTCAAATAAAATCGTCACATCATTTTCGTGACTTCACGAAAATGGTTTAGTCTTTAACCTTGATTAACTTTTTATTTAACCACTTGGTTAAAAAGATTGTATATTAAAGGCATGGAAAAGCAGAAAAACAAAATCCTCGACATCGTACTGAAGCAGATCACATTCTTCTGCTTGTACTGGGGATTTTACGCCATCGGCTGGCACTACTGCACGACAATTAAAATTGGCAGCGTATCAACTCTATTTTACGACGCTTCTTTTTTCGTACCAGTTTTTTCAACTTTATTCTACTTCGTTTCGGCTATAGCTTTTCAACTGAATATCACTTCGCCGTCTTCACAGCCTTCTGATAAGCAGTCATAAAGTCGCTTTCGATATACTTCTTATAGAAAAATTCTACAATTTTCTGCCAGTTCCAACGAGCTGGCACTTCTACTTTCGGGTACATAGCATACATCCATTCCAACTTTCTGGATCCAGCAATGTGGCGGGCAATAAATTTTACGCCATCGGCACGCTCCATTTCAAACGGCTTGTATTTGGAAACCTTTCGGGCAGTAGGCCTGCTTTCGGAGTATTTGCATCCCTTACGGATTCGCGACTTTTTACCACCATTCTTGGCATCAGCAAGCAAAGCCGATACATAATAGCCAGGCTTGATAGCACCCTTGACGGTCATTCCTTTGGATGTAACGCCTTCGCGAGGAACAGGAACAGACTTCCCGGGTTTTGCAACCTTTTCGCCACCATATTCCTGACGGGCCATGAACAGCTTGTCCAGATAAATTCTGGCTGCAGGAACCTTCTTATCTGCCTTGTCAATGCGAATCAAGTTCGGGAGACCCTTATTTCGCATAGTGAACTTTCGCGGATAATCCTTTATAAGCGCACGGCGGGAGCGGAATGCGTTGGCGTTCACAGCTTCCTTCATGGCAAACGGCAACTGTTTTTCGCGAACATCGTCAATTTCCTTCAAGAACTTGTTGATGTTGCATGAAACATGAAAATCCATCATAGACTCAACCCCTGATTGATAACTCTGGCAGGCCTTCTAACGGCTCGGCTGCCCGGATTCTTTGTATAGCTCTGGCCAAGCGAGGCAAGTTTATCCACATCAACACCGGTAAGGTTTACCGACGCACGGGCGTAAACACGGCAGTCAAGCGGTTCGTTTCGCTCATAGACCTTTTCGTAGACGTAAGTCAAGAAACCGCGACTCATGCGGGATTTCTTTTGTTCTGCAGTAAGCTGGCGAAAATGCTCGGCATCGTAGATTTCCTTTTCCGGAAAATGGCAATAGCCCGGACCAGGCTTATCATAATTCAGTACATTGAAGAACCAATCCTTGACGGTATCTGTTCCCACAGTAATGAGTTTTGCATTTTCTGCGCTGGACTTTTTCGTGGATCCCGGGCGACTGATTACCGGTCGGTTTGGACCACGGGCACCAATACTCGCATAAATCCTACGCCATTCCCTGCGGGCGCAATACTTATAGACTGCCGAAGTCTTGTGGCCACCGGAGTCCACCAACCCCGCAGCAACATAAAGCTGCTGGCCATCCGCCTTGCAATACGGTGCAGAAATAATTTCGTCAAGAGTCTCCCAAACTTCCTGCAAATCGGGATCACCAGGAATTATCCAGTAGCCAACGCTCCAACTTTCAAGACCCTTGCCCCACCCGACAACTTCCGCTTCCAGGCGGTCATCCTGGGTATCAACGCCAATGGTCAACAACACCACGTCATCCGGAACCTCGGCTCCATAATCTTCACGGCGCAGTTCAAGATCCGAGTAATCTTTTCGAACCTGATTGTCTTCATCCCACGCTTCACCCGCAACGTTGTTGGTCCATACCTTCATCTTTTGCGGGTCGCCCTTGGCTTCCAGGAATTCGGCGACAGCTTCCTCCCAGGAATACCAACCCAGCGGACTATAGAACGCACTCAAATGGTAGCTAGGGTAAGCACCGTTTTCGTTTGTCGGCACCCACTGGCCAAGAGCCATTAGCTCAGTCTTTCGCCATTCCTGATATTCGCCACCGCAATGAGGGCACTTCATGCGAACTGTCCACGGTAAATGATTACCGTTTTCATCACGGTCCCACACCATGTACCCAAACTTCCACACATGAAGTTCACCGCAATGCGGGCAGGGAACATTGTAATAACGCTGGTCGCCAACTTCAAATTTCTTGGTAATACGGCACTTTCCACGAACCGTAGGGGTACTGTTCCAAAATCTCTTCTTTCGCGGAAAGTTCGTCGTTCGGCGCTTCACCAGGTCGCACGGATCACCTTCGCCATTGCAGTCAAGGGGCCATCCTGAAATTTCATCACAAAGAACAACTTGCAACGGCTTTGAACGCAACTGTGAAGCGGAACCGCCCGATCCAAGGAAAAAGATACCGCCTGGATATTCCTTGCACCCAGCAGTATCGTTGGTGAAATACTTATCCATCTTCATAGCGGCAAATGTCGGGGCAAGGCGCTGCCGTTCAAAATCCGCAGCTGCGTCATCCGTAGTCTGGTAAAGTCCAATGGGGCACGGACTTTGAAGCATGTAATAAAGCGCAGTGTTTATCATGCATTCCGTACCGCCAATCTGGGAACCTTTCATGAAGGCCACATCGGCACATGGATTCTGCGGTGAAAGCATATCCATGATTTCCACTAAGTAAGGCGTTCTATCGTTAGTCCACTTACCCTTGGATGCAGAAGCTTCACCGGCAAGCAGGCGCGTTTCAGAAGCCCACTGGCTAATGGTCAAATCCTTTGGTGGCGTAAGACCTTGAATAATTCCCGCAAGACAAAAAGACACGTTCTCATGCAACACCTGGGAACGTTCCGACTTTTGCGCCACGGCGCGAGGTTCTGTCAATTCTTCAATCGCCATCAGTCAAAGAAATTGTCAACAGTTCTTTCGCTAAGGTCTTTCAGTACGATAATGGATTCCTTGCGGATAATTTCTCCAATCTCATGGTTGGAATCCTTCATGGCCAATCGGAGTTTTTCAGGTTCAATACCAGCATTCGCTAGTTGCTCCTGAAGGTGGCCGCATATTTTTGGAGCCAACTGCACGTACATATTCATGACCTTTTCCTGGATCATGGCTCCCATCTGGTAGCCCTTGAGGAATACTGTCTGCTTATCCACGAGGCTACCTTCTTTTTCATCAGCCTTAAGCTTTGCAAGGCGGGCCATGTGGTATTCCTTTTCCGCCTTGGAAACTTCCAGTTCCTGACGTTCCTGCACAACAGAACCAAAATCCATTCCTTGAATCGGAGCGGAAACTGGTCTCGGGGCCTGCGGGTTTTCATTTCCGAAAACATGGGCCATCGCCTGGGCGTCCATGTTATCGTAACCGGCGGCAATCTGCCCGCGGGTGGGCGTTGTCACCTTGCTGCGGTCCTTCTTCAGAGTCCACTGCTGCGCACTCAGGACCTTGTGGTAACACTTTTCGCCACGGGAATTCCGGAAAGTATCCAAGCGCCCCTTTGATGTCGCTTTTGAAACCGCGGCACCAGAAACACCCATCTGCTTAGCAAACAGTGCTCCGGAACACAATTCATCATCCGAATACGAATGTTGATGACGAGCATAATCCATAAAAAAACTCCGTTTAACCAAAGTTAAACAGAATTAGTTAAAACGAGTTAATAAACGTCACAACAAAAAAGCCAGGCAAACCCGGCTGTAAAATTATTTCTTTGAAAAGAATGTCTTAAAAAAGACCGCCGCAGGCAATATTGCGGCGACAAAAGCCTGAATATTTTTATTCTGAAGAACAAAATAAATAGAAGCTGCTATACAAGCGGCAGAAAGAACAAAAGCAAAAATCAGCCCCAGCATATTTGCATAATTATTCGACTTGATAGCTAATTTCTGATTTTCTATAGCTGCACGCTGATTTTCAATTTCTTGACGTTGATTCTCAACCTTCATCGTTTCACGGCGGCTACTTTCTTCTGCAAGAGACATTATCCTTCCAGGAAGATCTTCAGAACACTCCCTGTAACGAAACATATCCTCAGGAGCTGGCATTGGTCCACTGAAAGACTTCTGAGCAATAACAGTCGTTGATGGCTGTTGATGAGGACTTCCTTGTTTCATTGGATGACGCCTCTGCTGTCTATTAGGCATTAGTCAATTGCTTGGCTGATTTTTTCATAAGAACTCCAGCATCATTGAAGCATTCAGCAACACCTTCCCAAATTGGTTTGGAATTCAAAGATTTCACTGGAGAAACTTCTGGTATTTCCGGAATACTGATGTCAGACGGAGCCAAACTCATAGAGAAACAACCGGCTAAAAAAGCCTTAATGAAATCTTTCTTGTTCATGGTCATGTCCTCCGTTTGAATTCGTTGCCAAATCTACAAATAAAATACCTAATTGACTTTAGTAAAGCAAATAAAAGTATTCCAAATCATAGCATTTTTTACCATTTCATTGCAGTTTATATCGTTTTATTGCATTTTATATCATTTTCGTTCAATTAGCGTCATCTACATTCTTTTATCGTCTTTTAGCTGCGATTTGTCAAACGAACCGCCCATCGTGGTCCACCCAGGAACCCGTTAACCCACCCGAAAAAGTCAAAAAGTTGGATTTGAAGTCGCGCGCGCCACCCCATGAGTGATTTCAAAAGAGCAACAAACTTTATTGACAGGGGGCCTACCCTATCCCTCCACGCCCGTTAACACAGGTTTAACCGATTAACCAACGTTAACCAACGAGACCGAACCGGCACCCACAGCCCCCTGCACATTGCCCGTAATCAAACGGAAAACAACGATTAACTAGCATTAACCTAAAAACATTCAAGTTAAACGAATTAAGCGATTGTGGAGCGAATGTGAAGCGAATCTAACAGGCGTTAACCCAACACCAGACATACCGCCCCACCATCCAAATTAACCAAAACATTCAACATTTAGACGCAAAAAGCCAGAGAGAATCGCTCCCCTCTGGCTTGGTGTTGCCAAAAACGAGCCCGCCGCTGCGGACCCGGTTACTGGAAGCAATCACCAGCTAATGAAATTGGACGTTAGAGACTTGTACCAAGGAATGTGGTTCTTATACTGCGGAACGCCAAGCTGATCGCAAGTAACGTTTCTAGCAATAAGTAGCAAAGCATTCAAAGTCGATTTGCATCTTCCATCGAATTTCTGCAGTCGGAACCTTAAATCAGATAGTTCTTCTGCAGAAGCCTTTTCTCGGACACGCAAAAACTCGGAGAACAAAGAATTGTACCCATCAAACATAGATTCCCAAAAACCAGTCAACCCCTTAACATTCAGAGCGACGTCAAGAGCCAAAGACAGAGAACCGATGACGTTCAGTACAAAAGACAAACATTCACCACCACCAGACGCGGAGTATCCGGAAAGCCATAACGAAGCAAGCGCTACAACGCAAAGAATCACGTTCAGCTTAACAAAGAACGAATGCCTATAACCAGAATAAGCAATTGCCGCACGAAGGCGGTACTCTAAATCCCACTGAAGTTCTTTTTTGTTCATACTAGCCTACATAGGAATTGGCGGAACATTTGTAGCTGGCCCAGCCTGGTTACCGTCGCCAGCATTTTTACGTTCGTTTAACGGAGTCGTACTTTTCATTTTGATTGTCTGTCATGAAAATAGAATTAAAGAATTATGAATGCAAGGCAAGATAGAAAAAACCATCTCCCCCGCCTTGGGGAGGTGCCCAGAAGGGGTCGCGCGGCCGGCATACCACAATGATCCTTATTATGCCACAAGGACTTGGTGTGCGCCTGGAGCCGGTTCAGGGAGCAGGGGGCTGTGTGCGCTTGGACGGGCGGAAGCCCGCGGCGTTACCCTGCAACGGACTCTCCCGAGTTAGCAGCACGCTGCCAAAGCGTGGCGTTGGCGTTGTTTTGGGGTCAGGGCTAGTATTGGCACCTTTGCTGCTAAAAAGGGCCGTGACGGCTGTTTATGGCGGGGTTTTGGCTATTGACAGGCGGGAATCAAGAATGTGTGTTTGTTCTGAAGGACTGAAAAAGATTTAAGATGTCTTATAAGCGTACTTATAAGAATGATTGTAAGACTTCTTAACCTTCTCTATATATGTATACATAAAAAGGATGTTTACACGTAAGAAGGATGTATAGTGTAGAACTTTTTCTTTCTTGGTTCTTCTTTCTTTTTAACCAAGAGGTAAAACATGATTAAATCCGTTATGCAGGCCGTAGGGTACTGCTTCGCCATCATCGAGCACGAACACGACGCAAAAAAGGCCAAGGACCTTATCTACAGGAGGATCCTTGACCTTAAAAAGGAGCTGGGGTTCTAGAAAAAAGATGGGGCAATTTTGCCCCGTCAGTAAAAACATTGGTTTATTTTTTTAGTATGAGCTCTACCGAATTTGCACACGAACTTTCAAAAGTGACTTTATACCACAACCTAGAAACTTTTAACAAAAGGCATGAAGCAGTAGTCTTTTTCTACGAAACTTTCCAGGCGGCCAACGACATTTACCTAGGCCGAACAAAATCCAGGCTCGAACCGTACACTCTGCAGAGCTTGTCAAAATTCCTGCAAATCGCACTGAGCGACAAGTTTCAGAATAGCTTGTCTAATGTTTGAGCCGCCATTTTCAGTGCGTTTAAAAGCACATCGAAAGTAAGTGAAACCCCGCTATCCATAGCCTTTTGTTTTACAGAGTTCCAAACCTTGCTATCCCTACTGGCATCCAGAAACTCGTATCCGTTCCAGGTTATTTTGACACTAACAGGGAAACGTCCACCAGAACCTTCGTGAATACCTCCAGAAACAAGGCCGGCCTGTTTCATGATCTGAATGTGCTCATACACAGTATCTTCGTTCCTACCGTAATCTTTGTGTTCCCAATCACATCCTGCAGGAACACTTTCAATGTCAAGCAGGATTTCGCGGACCAAATCCATATCTCTTTCCATAGCACCTACTTTTGAGGGGGCTTGGGGCCGTCGGACTTTAAGACTAACACCATTTCATTTTAGAATCGAGATATTGAAGACCAGCCATCCCAAAAGGTTTAGCTTTTTCACGACCTCCGACAACATATTCTGCAGTCTCTTTGAAAGATTTTTTTTGATTTTCAGAAATCTCTTTGGCATATTTGTTTACAATTTTTTTATAATCAGTCAGCTCCAACTTTATTCTTCTAGAAACTTTAGCTATCAAATCTTCGGTACAGTCAGCTCCAATCAAAATCATGTATTCATTAATCTTGGCACGCTTCTTAGCTGTCAAAGACGCATCTGCTCGACCAAGATATATCAAAATGGACAAAACTTCGTTATAATCCATTAAGAGTCTTTGCACCTTACCATTATCACTTTGGTAGTAGCTATTTTCTATATACGCAGTAAAGTCACCAATGCCTTCAGCAGAAATAACTTTACTCAATCCCACATTGTGACGATCTCCGTTCTCATCTAACAGTACCACATACAATCCATCAATTTCATACGAAGATATTCTAACCTTTTCCAGCAAAAATTCCCCCTGAATTTCACCTTCCTTGTATGTTACAACAGTCATTCTTAACTTCTGATTAATGTCGAACTCTCCAACATTTTCTGACACCGGTTTTGATTTGTTATACGAGCGTTCTACCCATTCTTCATAACGATACACATCACATGGTCTGACATTTTGTTTGAATTTCTTCAACAAAAACCGTTTGATATCGTTTGTTACAATTTCACCCGTTTCAAGATCTACGCACTCCGTAATCCTAGGTATATAGAAAGACCGTTCCTCATCTCTTAAAAAACAATGAGCTGTCAGAACTTGACCATCTATTTTTTTTGCGAAAATTTGACGTAAAGTCTCATTTCCTTCAGAATCCTCATATTTGATTTCAAAATTCGGCGAAAAATCATTCACATTTTTCTTATTCTGTACGCTATCAACCTCTGCAACAGATTCTCTCTTTTGATTTTTCAAAAAAAAAGTCGCTAATAGAAACGCAACTATAAGCCATTTCATCCAACTATCCATCCACAATATTAAAATTGCAGAAATCGAGACTAAGCAGCCAATACTCCCTGAGTTATTTTTTTTTGACATACTACCCCTGCATAGCATCAATAATTTTTTTTAATCCGTCCAACACGATATTAAGCGAATCGTCATGGACAACATTCAACTTAACTTTGTCTTCAATCCCAAAAATTGCATTTATGGAAGCCCCATTTTCCAACAGCACTTTAATAGCGTCATATGTCGGACGAGTTCCTCCCCGATCCTTATCATAAGACCACTTATAAAGAGCTTTTTCGTTCAGCTCCACCAGCTCAGCAATCTGCCGCTGAGACATGTCCATATCTTTTTGGAGTAAATCCAAGTTCACTTTTGCAGTAAAATTCGTATCCATGCCCCTAAATTAGGCATTTTCTCTTTATTGGAGAAAATAAGTATAAAAAAAAGTGAAAAAAAGTATTGACTTTTTCTAAAAAAGAAACTACATTCTCCAGTAACGAAACAAAAGTCTCTAAAAAAGAAACTACAATGATTAAGACAATACAAGTTAAACTTCCTGGAGAAATCGGCAAACTCTTCGATGATCTGAAAGAGGTTAGAAATAAAAATTTCGAACCGACCTCTTACACATCGATTGTCATGGATGCAGTAAAGGCCTACCACCAACAGCGAGTCTCAAAATAAGGTTCGCAAATGTCAAGATCAAAGAATACGATACCACGGTGGATTTCATTAGATATGCAGCAGTTATTCATCTTACAAGCCAAAATGGGCAACAATGAAGAATTTGGTGCTTTCTGCAGAAAAGCCGTGCTCGACCTTTGTTCTGGCTGCGTCGCTTCAGATGTCAACGAAAATGTGCGCGAAAGATACAACCACGCGCTAAATCGTATGCAAAAGCGCCAGCAAACCAACCAGGCATATTACAACAAGCATAACGACCAAGTGGCCTCATCCGACATAAGCACGAATGACTCACAGCAGGAAGCCGCGAACGGCAACGCCGCGGACAATTGTAAAGCACCACCTTCCTGCACGAATTTTGCAGATGGCGACACCCGCGAGGGCTCGCTGAACATCGCTAACACCGGCAACGGTGCGCATCTGGAATCTGGTACATCTGCAAAAGCCTCTGGCTCCAAAGTGGACGCCCCTGTCGGTAACGCTGGGGATGAACTCGCAATGCCCGCAAGGGTCGTTCCGGAATCCGCTACGTCCACCGCGGTAGCCAAGCCCTTGAAAAAGCCCTATGGCGAAAACAAGCACGTTCTCCTCACCGACGAGGAGGGGGCCAAGCTCCGGGAACTGTACGGCCACGATCTCGCTGTCGCCATCAACATCCTTGACGGCTACATCGAGAACAACGGCAAGGCAGCCAAGCGATACAAGAGCCACTACATGGTGCTTCGCCGCGGCAACTGGGTGTGGGACAAGGTCCAGAACATGAAGCTCACCGAAAAACGCCTGGAGAACGCAGGCGGCAAGGCAAAGAACTTCAAGGCGGAGGAGCGCGAAGCCATGGCCCGGTTCATCCGCGGGGAATCGGTCAATCACGACTCCAAGGTCAACGATTCGGAACTTTCAATGGAGGAGCTGAAGCAGCTGTATGGATGATATGCAGAAAAAAGTGAACCATCTGTGCCTATTGCTCAGGCTCCAGGTCATCGAGTACCTGCTGAAGGTGGACCGCATCGAGTACGGCGCTCCGGCGCTCTCCGACGAGGAGATGGTGGTGACCAAGGCAATGGTCAATGCACTACCGTGCTGCACCAAGCGTCTGAAGGGCCTGTTCGAGGACGCACACCAGGCTCAGCGCGAAATGGGGATGTTCCCCCACGCCGTGAATCCGGGCGAGCTCAAGTGGTGCCTGAAGAACCGCCACATCGGCTACAGCTGCATCCAGAAGGTAAAGCATTCGTGGCTCCCCTTCAAGGAAGACAAGGACCTGCGTTCGCTCCCCGCCTTCAGGGCCCTCACCGAAGTCTACCGCCCCCTCATCGCATCGGGCAAGGGCATCATCCCGCCCATCGACGAAGACAAGGTCCAGGAAGAAGCCCTCGCCATCGTCAACCAAGTCACAGAAAAACTCATCACAAATGACAACCAATAAAGGCAATAAATCATGAGCAAAGAATCCAATCAATTTGACCGCCTGGTAGTAACTAATGTCGATGTCTACACATTCAAAGAAGGCACATTAGGATGCATCAAGGCACTAGCATCCATCATCATCAACGACCAGTTCGTTATTCGTGGGCTTCGCGTGATGGATGGAGAAAACGGTCTATTCGTTGGCTATCCCAACGATCCGTTCTACAAGGGCGAAAACATGAAATGTATCTGCCAGCCGATTACACGTCAGCTTCGCGAACACATCGAAAACGTCGTTCTGGAAAAATACCAGGAAAAAGCAGCAGAGACGGAGGACGACGATGACTGACGACATGGCGACAGACGAAGAGAAGCTGAAGTACAGGACATACGAGACCGGACAGGCTTGGCTTTACCTGCAAAAGAGAGCGTTACTCAAGGCTACGGAGCCAACCGAGTCAATCGGAATCTGGGCGAAGGTCGCCATGGAATGCGAAAGAAAATTCAAGGAATGCCAGAATGAACTCAGAAGACTTCTACGCAAAAGTGAAAAAGAAAATCGAGAGCCATCCGTTCGAGCCGAAGTGCATCGAGGCGACAATGCGGAAAGAGAATGCAAGGAAAGCTTCGCAAAGGTACGAGAAAACTTTCAAGGCGAAAATAAAGCACCGCAAGTGGGACAAGACAGATGCCGGAAAAAGAAGCAACAAGGTCAGATGCGACAGATACCGCGAAAAGAACAAGGAAAACGAAGAATTCATCCTTCGTAAGCGGAGAAACAGCGTGAACAGTTTCCGGCGAAGGCGAGAGAAGGCTCTGTTCCTTGTGCTGACGAATATCGACCAAGAAGCCCTAGACACCTAGGCACAGCGAGGCATGGAGAAGAGTTTGCCAACAGAGAATGAGCAATCGAAGATGACAACGGCTAGAAACTTCGACAAATCAAGACACGGTTGTTATCTGAAGCTTTGACACTCTTGGGGGATCGTTACCCCCCCCGCATTAACAAAAGTTTACAAAAGGAATGAATAGAAATGATGTTTAAGGAATATAAGAGCGCCGAGTATTGGCAGAAGGTCCGCAACTTGGAGTGCGCCAAGGAATGCCTTGACAATTGTTCCAGGGCCGTAGCTATTCTGATAGCTTCCGCACTGTTCCCGATCCTCTACTGCATCGCATCTATTCTCGACGGGTAGCTTATGAACGTACACGAAGCAGTCAGGCGAAACAACTACAAGAACGCCTTGCACATGCTCTGCATCAAGATGGGATGGACCAAGGAATACTCCTGGTACATCATGCGCAGAGAACCAGATATGTGCAGGAACGGCGGTAGAGAAGCCTTCATCAAGAAGGCCACCAGATTGCTTGCGTTCAACTACGATGGCATCCATACCGGGGCCGAGCCGTCACTTTCGCCAAGGCTTTTGCCAAGCGAACATCCATTGAGTCAACCGATCCGTTTTCCACCTGAATTTGAAGAGAAGTCTAAATGAGTTTGAATCACGCTATTTTCCACGGTCGCCTGGGCAACAATCCAGAGATCACCACAATGCCCAACGGCAAGGAACGAGTCCGTTTCAGCATCGCCGTCGACCGCAACTACAAGGACCAGGACGGCAACCGTCCTACCGACTGGATTTCGGTTATCATCTGGGGCAGCGCCAATTACGCCCGCAAGGTGAACCTCGCCAAGGGCGACAGCGTTATCGTCAGCGGCCGCATGGAGAACAACACCTGGACCGACAACAACGGGCTCCCGCGCACCGCTACCACGCTCAACTGCAGCGAAATCCACTTGACAGCAAAGAAGGGTGACCGCAAGAGCGACAAGGACCAGGCCGCCGAAGCCGCATTCCAGAACACCACACCGCAAGACGATGACGACTTTCCGTTCTAGGGGGATGATATGACCAACGCAGTAATCAGGCTCAAGGGAAAGACCCACAACGAAACGAATTACGTGATATCCATATTCATCGATGGCGAAGGCAAAATCAGCCATACCGAAGTATGCGGAAAACCTTGCCGCGCCGTAAAAGAAACCATCGATAACCTCGGTGCAATCAAGTCCAGCAATGTCAACGGAATTTGCGACGCAATCCGACTCAAAATGGCAACGCACAACGAATATGTCAAAGGATAAGAATCACACACCGTGGACCACTTCTGAAGTCGCCATTCTAAAGGCTGGCGTGATTCCGGAAGGGCGTACAATGCGAGCCTGCAGGACCTTCTGCTGGAGGCATGGAATCTTTTGGGCCGGCAAGAAAACTTACGACAACAACATGAACCTCTTACAAAGGATAAAGAAAAATGCGAAACATCCTCATAATTGACATCGAGACCACCGGCACCAAGCCTGGCTGCAAGGTGCTTTCCATCGGGGCCTTCGGCTTTAACAAAGAAGGTCAGCAGGTTAGTTTCTACGAACGAATCAATCCGGAACAGCTTGCCCAGGAAATGTTCTTTGACGAGGACTCCACCATGGAATGGTGGCGCAAGCAGGACGAATCCGTAATGCTGGAAGCCTTCGGCGGCGAGAAGGGCCCTGCAGAAGTCCTGAGCGAATTCAAGCAGTTCTTCTACAAGAACTTCAACCCCGGCCGCGGCAGCTGCAAGTTCACCGTGTGGAGCTGCGGCATTGATTTCGACTTCCCGATCCTTGGCGAACTGTTCGCAAGAACCGGCGTCTCTCCCCTGTGGAAGTTCTGGCAGCAGCGCGACTACCGCACCATCAAGGAACTGTTCCCCGAAGTAAAGGCCAACGAAGGCAACGTCGAGAAGCACAACGCCCTGGAAGACGCCAAGGCACAGATGCGCGGACTCCGTTATTTCTTTGGTCTGCAGCTCGCTCCCGCAAAGAGCATCCAGTAGAATATAGCCCTGGCGGGCACAACACAACAAAAACACACTAGATGTCGGCGCCCTGCAACTCAGGCCCCAGCATTGAATTACACACCCCGCCAGGGTTTCACTTTAGCCCGATGGACGCATTTGATCTAGTCATTGAGTCCTCCTATTGGTTGTGTTGTACCGCGTCCGGAGGGCATTTTTTAAAGGAACAAGTCATGCGAAAGGAACGCACGAAGTACGGCTGCAAGACTTTCACGGTCAAGGAACTGCAGGATTTGCTTCCAAGGCTCGACTGCGACCGTGAAGAAGCCTTGAAAATCGGCGAAAGCATCGGAATGACAAAGCATGCAGTCGATACGCTCAGGAGCCTGCTCGGTTTCACAAAGAAGACTCCAGACATCATTCCGGAATCCACCCTGGACAGGGTAGTCGAAATATTCCTGGACAATCCGGACAAGAGCGCCTACGAACTGTTCAGGGAGTACAACGGCGAACTGAAACTTGCCTGCTACCAAAAGTTCTACGAAATCCTAAGGCGTCGTGGAATCGAGAGCAACCGTAAACGAGACTACTGGTCCGTTTTCAAGGACAAGAAACTCCTGGACCTTAGGGACAACAAGAAAATGTCATTCCCGGAGATACACAAGATGATGCCGGAACGAAGCATCGGAGCCCTGCAGCTAAGACACGCAAAATTACACGGTTATATCGCACCAAGCAAAAGGAACAAAAAATCATGAATATTCAACAACAGCAAACAATACTCAACACACTCAAACAAACAAGAAATCTGACTTTAATTAGTCAACAATCCGGAATCAACATGGTCGCGCTAAGCAAACTATCCAATGGCCATAAAGCATTATCCGCTAAATTGCAAGACAGACTTCTTTCATACTACAACAACAAAAAAAACGCTCAAGCATCGTTGAAATCCATAAATAAAAGGCATTGGACCCTAGAAGAATACAATCAGCTGGCTGAAGGAAAAATTCCATCCGGAAGAACGAAAGGACAAGCAGACGAAGCCTTGAGACGGGTGTACAGAAATTTAATCAAAAAAGGTCTGAGAAAAGATATAATCGGACCCAAGTTTAAAGAAATAAGAATAAAAGCTGAAATCATACAACAAAAAACGACTACCGAAGATATCTGCAATATCTTCACACACAAACTAGGAATCTAAAAGGAACAAAATCAATGAAAACGCAGCTTGACATGAGAACTATCGCAGTCGCGAAAATCATCCCCAACCAGAACAACCCCAGATCCGAAATCGGCGACGTTTCCGATCTGGAAGCAAGCATCAAGGCCCACGGCCTTATCTCTCCGCTGACCGTCCGCTGGAACGGCAACCAGTTTGAAGTTGTTGCAGGTTCCCGTCGCCTGAAGGCACTGCAGAACCTCGGCATCGACAAGGTAGCCTGTAACGTGATTGACGGTCCCGAAGACAAACTCTTCGAAATCGCCACCGCCGAGAACGTGAGCCGCAAGAATATGAGCGCAGGTGACGAATGCCGTGCAGTCCTGCAGATGGTCAAGAACGGTACCGACATCCGTTCCATCGCAACCAACTTCGGCCACAGCGTACGCTGGGCCCTTGGTCGCCAGAAAATGGCGGAGCTTGGCGACGATATCATGAAAATGGTAGACGAAGGCGAAATCACCTTGGCCCACGCCGAAGTGCTGACCATGTGCACCAACGATGATGAAGTCAAGAAGTTCGCCGATCAGTGCCGTTACACCCATCCGGAAGACCTCAAAACTCGTATCATGAACGAGAAGAAGAACCTCTCCAAGGCCCCCTTCAACACAAAGAAAATCTGCAAGGGATGCGACAAGCAGACCATCACCCAGCAGGATATTTTCGGAGACGTTACCGACAGCTACTGCCAGGACGGCGAATGCTATCAGAACAATCTGGACAAGTTCATTGAAGGCAAGGTCGCCGAACTGAAGAAGAACGGCTACATCCAATGGGAAGGCAATTACGATTGGGATTTCATCCATTCCTACAGCTTTATTGATCCGGACAAAATGAGCGAAAGCGACGTGGAAGTCGTTGAACGCATCAAGGAAGACGGTGGACATCTCTGGTTCTACGTCAAGAAGGACGGAGAGGTGATTTTCCGCTGGAAGCGCTCCGAAGCACCTGAAGACCCTGAAGAAGAGGAAGCCCAGGAACAGGAACGTGCAGAACGCGAACTGAACAGCAAGGTACATCAGCGCAAAAATGAACTGGAAAAGGCTGACTTTAAGGAACGCGTCCAGAACATCGTAGACAGCATTAATTCGAACGCCGTAGCCCTCATCTTCGACACACTGAATACCGAGTGCTACGACAACGAAACCTTCGGCGAAAGCAGTACGGCAGACGCCGATGAAGAATACGACGAAGGAGCCGTAGCCAACATCGATGAACCTACCGCCAATGGCGATTCCCAGCGCGACTACATCGTTGCAAAGATCGTAGACATTCTCACCGATTACGACGGCGTCATCTACAAGTCTGAAGTCGAACGCGCTTTCTTTGACCTTAAGGAACGTTCCTGGTATGAAGCCGAAGCCCGCCGGCAGATTGAAGAAGAACCCGAAACCGAAGAAGAGCAGGAGTAGAAAATGAATTACTTCAAGCTCGCCAGGGAATGTGAAGCAAAGGTATTCCTTGGCGACAGCCCCAACCTTTTGGCAACCTGCTACCGTTGTGGCCACAAGTTCAAAATCAAAGACATGTTCGAAGTAGGCCTGAACGTGTTCAAATGCACCCAGTGTGTAAAGGAATCAAAATGAACCTGAAAAAGAAAATCGCAGAAAAAGAAGAAGCTCGCCTGGGAAAGCAAGTCAAGGCGATGAACGCAAAGTCCGCCGAAAAGCCCGCACAAGAAAAGAAGCGCGACCGCAAGAAAAAGACTGCAACCACCGAGGAATCCTCGGCAGTTGTTTCCGAAATGGAAAAGACTCAGACCGAGTTCATTCCCAACTTTTGGACTCACCCCGGCAAGGAATCGTCGGTAAAGATTCCAGATCAGTCCGCAAAGGCCGACTGCGGCAAGCCCCAGCTTTCCCTTGTCCCGACGAAAATCCTTGAAGCAATCGCCCGCGTCCGTGAATACGGCAATCGCAAATACAAGTCCAAGGACAACTGGAAGACCGTCGAAATCGAACGCTACCGCGACGCAGCCTTCCGCCATTGGGCACAGTACATCGACGATCCCAAAAGCTGTGACGAAGAATCCGGCCTTCCCCACCTCTGGCATGTTGCCTGCAACATCTCATTCCTGGTAAGCCTGGAGGACAACAATGCAGATTGAAGACATCGTAACCAAGGCTGACCTCGACGCCTTCGAAAAGAGGATTATGGCAGCTATTACCGCAGACAGGACCAAGACCGAACCTTGTTTCCTTGACCTGGGAGCAACCGCCAAAAAGTACAATCTCAAGAAGGGAAAACTAAGCGAACTCGTCAGGACCGGCGAAATCGCTCACAGCAAGTTCGGTCGCAAGATCTTCATCGACACAAACGACATGGACGCTTACTTCCGCAAGAATCGCATCATGAGCGACGATGAAGCTTCCAGCAAGGCGTTCGCGAGGTCATAACATGGCTTATAACATTAAAACAACTCATCATGAATTAATCAATAATGTCTCGACCGAAATCAAGACCGACGCTACCGTTTACGAAATGAACGAAGTCAAGGATTACATCCAGGAATTCATCGAACAGTTCACGGACTACTCCGACGAAGGCCTGATCAAGGTCGCAGTTTTCCACACCGACGATTACGGCAAGATGGACCTGAGAATGTTCTACACCTACAAGGAAAAGGACATGATCAGCTTCAACAAGGACCACGGCCGTCCAAAAGTTTTGGAGAGCACCAATGAAGAAGCGTAAGACACTTATCTCCCGCAACATGACCGCAGTATGCGAAGACCTTCGCCGACAGCAGCGCGAGCTTATGATGATGGCGGAGAAAGAAAACCTGCATTCTGAAGCCTGCGTAAAATATCCGCCGTGCATTTGTTGCGGGAAAGAAGGCACTCACGTCCGCAAGTGCTTCTTTCCTCTGGATTACGAAGCGCAAGTCAAGGCTTTCGGCTGGACGTTCTCCATGAGTCTCTGCGTCGATTGTCTTAACAAGGCTATGGAAGACGACCGCGTTTTTCAGATTATAAACCTTAGCGAAATCGGTATTTTATCATGACCATCAACCACGACCACCTGCACGGTACAACCGACAAGGCCGTGAGCCTTGAAGAAGACTATCGCAAGATCAGCGCGATGTACATCGACGCCATCAACAAAAGCGACAAGCTCGACATGGAGAACACCGAGCTCAAGTGGGATATCATTTCCTACCGTCTCGAAAACAAGGCCCTCCGTCTTGAACTTTTGAAATGGAAGTTGGCTTACATGAAGTCGATTAGATTCCATAGTCTTGACCACAATTACAACAGTCGCAAGACTGCCCAGAAGTACAGAATCATGTTTAAGCTTGAAGATCGTATCCAGAAGCTGGAGAAGATGTAATGGAAATAATCAGTTGCATAATCGCATACACAATCGGTTTGATTGGCGGCTACCTTGCTGCGGCAGGAACCGGCAACATCCCGACCATAAAACAAGTGGGATTCCTTGCAATAGCCTTGGCTTTGGTAATGACCCCCGTCATCATTTTCATCATCACATGGGAGACATAAAATGAAAAAGACAATCATCGCAATCATCATCGCACTCACAATCGTTGGATGTGCTCAGATCGACCAGACCGAACGCGGAATCATCCTTGAATTCGGAAAGGTTGACGAGGTAGTTGAACCCGGCCTTACCATCTACAACTTTATCACAAAGCAGGTATTAAAGATTTCCGTAAAGACCGAACTTCAGGAAATCCGTATCGAGTCCGGGTCAAAGGACCTGCAGACCGTCAACGTAACAGTTGCCGTAAATTACAGAATTGACCCGTCAAAGGTTGACCAGGTTTACACGCAGTACGGCATGAACGGTGTAGAGATTGCCCTGCAGCCAAAAATCAAGGAGACGATCACAGGCGTAACTCCACAGTACACCGCGGAGGAGATGCTGCAGAAACGCGAGGAAATCCGTCAGCGCATGGAAACAACATTGAAGTCTAAACTTGACTCCGCAAATACACACGTCATCGTCGAAGGCCTCGCCATCACGGACTTTGCATTCGGAAAAGCCTTCAAGGAAGCTGTAGAAGCCAAGCAAGTCGCTGAGCAGGACGCCCTGAAGGAAAAGAACATCAAGCTGAAGGTTGAATACCAGAACGAGCAGAAGGTGGCGAAAGCAAAGGCAGACTCCGCAGTGATCGCTCTGCAGATGCAGGCACTCAAGCAGCAGAACGGAAAGGAATACCTGACGCTCAAGTACATCGAAAAGTGGGACGGAAAGCTTCCCCAGGTATCCAACGGTAACGCACTTGTCATGCCGAAGATTGAATAATAAAAATTAGAGGAAATGAAAAATGGGAATAACGATCAAAAGTAAAAAACAGCGTAAAAACACAAGAGCTCCTCAATGACAAAAAAAAACGACACTCTAAATGGATAAAGTGGGCTACCGTCAAGGACCGTGAGGCCCCTTACCTGCCCTCAGGCTGGTACTGGGTCGCCTACTGGGACGGATCCGTGGAACTGATGTTCTGGGACTACGAAGGCGAATGGTACACCATCGATGGCGAAGCCGACGAAGAAGCCACCTTAAGCAACCTTGTCCGAACAGAAACGATCTACGCAATCAAGCGGGTTGTAATGGAGAAACATCCCTTAACAGAGAAGAAGCAATGACGTTTGAAGAAATATTTAAAAGTTGGACTTTAGACCAAAAAGTTGAATGGGCTTTAGGGCCTAACATCTGCAACTTGTCAAATCAAATGCGTTCCATAATTGTAGAGCTAAACGAGGAAAGAAAAGTTCTAATTCAAGAACTCAAAGATTATAAAGAACGTTTTATAAACGAAGTCGAAGCAAGTGTAAATTTACCTATGCCTTTTGTATCTCCAGCACGGTACGGTTGCGATTTATGTTTCAAGTACAGTTCTGAAGTTAAAGTGTACAACGTCTGGAAAGATCATGCGCATGGCAGGGTGAATCTTTGCCAGGAATGCTACGAATCCTACAAGGCTGAGTATTTCAAGCAAAAAGAAAGAGTTTTGAATAATGGACGAACAGAGGACACAAAATGA